CCCGGTGCCAGTTGGCGAGTTCTGCTGAACCACTACCAGCGTAGGCGAGGTCGGCTAGGCTCGACGACTTGTCCTTAGCGGGCTTGGTGGTATGGTGGACGGAGAAGAGGATGACGCCCGTGTCTTGTAGGACGGGCTGAATGATGTGGCGCAGGAAGTGAGACGCGGCCTCCTGATCGGATAGGTCGACGCCGGCGAACCCGAGGATAGGGTCAATCCATACGCAGTCGGCCTTATGGCGGGTCACTAGCTCACGGAGGAGAAGCCCGAAGGCCTCGCCAGTCTTAACGGCCTCGCGGTAGTAAAAGACTCGGTCGCCTAGTTGGTCGACGAGTTGTGAGCCCCGGGCGATGCCCATGCCGTCGAGCGTACCTTGGATAGACTCGGCGACGTCCATTTCGTCGTTCTCCGATTGAATGATGACCGAGGTCAGCGGACCCTTGCGGGAGCGGATGCCGAAGAAGTCATGACCAGGAGCGAGGGCGAGCGATAGGGCGGCGTGGGTGACGAGGGCCGACTTGCCAGCGCCTGTCTGCGAGACGAGGAGGCACGAGCCACCGCGGCATAGGAAGCGATTGCCTAGGACGCAGGACGGGTCGGTCTCTTTGTCGGCGTCGACCATCGTGCGAAAGTTAAAGGCCTGTGAGGTCTCCTTGCCGTGGCCCTTGCGACGCGTTAGGCTCTTAGCAAGTTGCTCTTGGGCTAGGAGGATGGCCTCGGGGTCGGCACCAGCCTCGTTAACGACTTGAAGGACGGCACGGGCTTGCTCGGCAATCTTGCGTAGGTTAAGCGCCTTAATCACCGCATGGCTCCAAGCCTTATTCGGCTGAATGAATTGCCCGGTGGTCGATAGGTCGGAGACGGCGAAGGCCTCGACGGGTGAGCCGAGTTCTCGGAGGCGCTGCGTGACGGTCAGCTCGTCGGGGGTCGTTCCCTCGTCGATAAGCCCGCTGATGGCGGCGGCTATGTCTTGGTGGCGAGGCTCGAAGAAGTCGGAGGGTATGAGCCCATCGGGTAGCGGTAGGCCTTGAGCGATTGAGACGGCAAGGAGATGCCGTTCCGCGTCTAAGGCAGAGGGGGGAGGTTGTTCCATGGCTTGGAGGTTGGCGGGCGACTAAGGGGCTTAGGTCTTACGCTGGCGAGGCTTTTCTCCGTAGTGAGGCATCGGATAAGGTTTAGCGTCCTTGCGAATGGCTCTGCGATAGATGCGTTTGTCGATGAAGCCGAGTTTAATGCCCTTCTCTAGGTTGTCCCATGCGGAGTTGCGGGACATCTTCCAGCGCGTGGCCCACTCGGCTACGGTGCGATAGCCTGGAGCGGGCGTCTCGGCGGTCTTGTGGATGGCTGACATGACGCGGAGTAGCAGAGCGTCGGGCTTGGATTTGCTCATGGGGTGACCTTCTCCTGGGCATTAAGACCGATGCAGTACTCGATAGCGTCGTGGGCCTTCAGCTTGTAGACGAAGTTGCGGCCCTTGTAGAGCATAAGGCGACCATAGGAGATGCCGGGCTTTCGCTCGCCAAGGTAGTCGGGGTCGGTGTTTTCGAAGTAATAGCGGACTTGCCCGTCGTCGCCGTACCCGATGTAGATTTGCCAGCGTGGTCGTGGGTTGTCGCTCATGGTTTAAAGGTCTTTAGTTCCGTCTGCCAGATCCATTGGTCGCCCATCTTGTGGACGAGCCATGCCTTCCAATCGCCCCCAGCGGTGACGAAGCCGGCGACGAAGCCGTTGCCGTGTCGAGCTGAGGCAAGGTTGCGGGAGGAGTAGTCCATATCCTCAACGCACAAGCAACCAGCCGCGAAGGCCGCACCGCCTCCGTGCTTGGTCAGGGAGACGCACGCCAGGTTGTGGGTGTGTCCGTGGATTAGTCCGCCGCCGTTTGAGGCATAGTGCAGCCCCTGCTTGATGGTGGCGTTCTCGGAGTGGGCGTAGCCGTGCACCATTGCGACCGGGCCGATGCGGTAGACGCCCTTCTTGGCGTTGTATGGCAAGATGACTTTGGCGCCGTTCTGTCGAGCTACGCGGTTGATGCGGTCCTTCAAGTCGGTGCAATAGTCGCGGACGATGGCCTGACCATGGCCTTGCATGGCGTCGAGGCGGTACTCGTGGTTGCCCCAGAGGTAGACGTTGGGCTTCCACTTGGCGAAGAAGTCCTCGCCCGCTTCGATGTCCTCTTGCAGAGACTCGGCGCCTTCCTTGTCTGTGCCCACGCCCTTACGGAGGGAGCGGAAGTCGTAGTGATCGCCGCCGGCTACGCGGATGTCGGGCTTGAAGTCCTTGGTAAAGGCATACAGCGCCGCGAGAGCCTCGGGGTCTGCCATGTCCCCGTGAGAGTCCGAGGCGAAGATGAACTTGGTTAACTTGCTCATACACTTGGAGGGGATGGCTTCCCTTTGTAGACCCCGTGCTTCTCTTTGTGGCTACGGAAGCGGAGGTTTTGACGGACGGCGGCATTATACATACCGGGAGCCGAGAAGCCGAACTTGATGGCGGTCTCGGTAGCGGTTAGCCCTTCGGAGATGCCCTGGGCGGCGGCCTGAGCCATCGTGAGCCGTCCCTTGGCTAGGAGGTTCGAGTGTTCATCGTTGAGGCGGTGCGTGTGGGTCGTGCCGCGTCCCCACTCGAGACGGCGCCGACAGCCGGGAGGCCAGATGATGCCATGCCGGCAGACGAAGGCCTCGATGGTCTTAAGGGTTACGCCCGCAATCTTGGCGGCGTCAGCAGTTAGCCAGGAGCCACGGATGGCTTCCCTGATGGCCTTGGCTATGTGGCGGTCGGTCGGGTCTTTATAGTCGTCGACCCGGATGTGTGGCTTGGAGTCGTAATGAGGACAGGTGGCGAGGAAGCGGAGGCGGTCGATACTTACGCCCCAAGCCGTCGACATCTCCCTCAGCTCGTCGTCGGTAGGGATGGACATGATCAGAACTTGTCCGAGGTCTTAGCGTCGTTCCAGAGTTGTTGGGCTTTCTCCCTGTTTTCTAGATCGCCGATAACATCCAGACCATCTTCTGATATGGTTTTCATAAGGGCATCCCCAGCCTTGAGCAAAGCGTCGATGCCGTTGCGGTAGCGGTTCAAGTCCTTCTCGGAGATGACGACCCATTGACCGTCCTCGGTCATCTTAAGGACGTTCGCCAGTTGAGCGTTGATGTCCTGTTGCGCCTTTAACTCAGCGAGTAGGCGGTCGATAGTCTGCTGCTTGGTTTCTTTGCGGCTCATAGTTCTAGGTGCTTGGCGACTGACTTGCCGACCTCACGGAGCATGACGGCGGTGTTAGGTTTGAAGACGTAGGTCTGGGTCGGGATGCACCCTTCAAGCATCTCGCGGATGCTGGCGGCCTCCTCGTCGTTAGCCGGGCCGACGCCTTCGGTCTCGATGTGGAGGTGGATAACTCTCCAGCCTCGCACTTCATTCATCAGCTGCTTAGTGACAACGACCTCGTTGATATACCGGGTATCGGTGACGACGACGTGCCCACGCTCACGGGTGGCGGCCTCGGTGAGGTTGTAGACGAAGACGTCCTTATGAATGGATCGGGCGAAGCGACCTAGGGCGACAAGGGTCTCGCGGTGGGTGGCCTTGACGGTATCGTCGTGGAAGTTAACCGACAGGCCTAGGTTGATGCTGAAGTCATTAGCCGCGTCCTTCAAGGCATCGGCAAAAGCAATCCGCTTGATATCCTGGCTGTGTCTAATCATCCCCTCGGCGAACGTGTCCTTACCGCAGCGGGCGTAACCCGAGAGGAGGACGATGGTCTGGGGGGTCTTGAGTCTTGCGCTCATCTTACCAGTCGGTCGGGGTTGGGATGGTCGACGCGGCAACGCCCTTGCCCTTGGGGAAGTTCATCTTGTATTTGAATTGTGGACGGCCCTGCCATTCGCCATCGGGCGTGACTTCGACCTCGACCTCGAAGTAAGTGCTGGAGGCCGGCTTGAGGTAGTCGATGAAGTCGGGGACGGAGAGGTCCGCACGAGGCTCGGAAACATACTTACCGGAGATTTTACCGACCAGCATGGCGAGCGACTTGCCGTACTTGGTGCCGTAGGACTTCGAGAAGCAGAGGCCTTCGGCGGTCTTGAAGAACAGGCGGGCGCCGACGCCGTCGTCGTAGACCTTGACCTTGTCTTCTTTGGGGAGGGACATCTTGAGGACATACTTGCCGGACTTGTCGATGGTGGTGAGTGGGGGGCGGTCGTTTTGGTTTTCCATAGTGTGTGTGGTGTGGGAGAAAGTAGAGAGAGACCTTTTAACCTATGACCAATTAAGGTCGATTGCTACGCGTGGCGTGACCGTTCAGTTAAAAGGCTCTCAAAGTGGTTAGGCA